TTTTTTATATTTGTGAATCTTGACTTACTATTTTAATCGTATAGATTTTATGTCTTACATTAGTTCCGTAAATTGGAACATTGAATTTAACTGTTTCTCCTGTCTTAACACAATTATTTTTTATGGTTACATTATAACTCATTGAAATTCCATTCATATTTGAGAACATTACCATGAATTTAACATCAGTGTCGAGTTTATTATTGTTAGTAATACTTCCTATAATCTCGGTCTTATTTTTTGCATCGAATTTAAATGTTAATTTTGATACTTTGATTAATGAAGATACTGGTAAAACTACTTTTGTTGTATTAATAGTTTTTGTATTTGTTATAGTTTTTGCATCTGCTATAGGAACTGTAGCCTTTGTCATACTCATTGAAAATACTAACAAAATACATGTACACAATACAATTAATTCATTCTTCATTTTACCATACCTTCCTTATAATAGTATGATTTTATAAATTGTTAATAAAATCTTATAATACCTGACCAATCACCAGCACTTGAACCACTATTAAACACAGTACACACATTATTAGTATGTACATGAGACATGATATAAGTTCCATTATTTGTGCAAGATATATCCATTACTGGCGGATATCCAAGATTATGAGTGATAGCCATTGTGCTACCCTTAGTTATAGTTCCAGACCATGATTGATAAGTTTTCTTTCCTGATGTAACTGCCGCTGCAACTGCTGTATTAACCCAGTTTTCAGTGGCTATTACTTGACCAGCAATTGCACCTTGAGTTTCTGTTAAAAAAGTTTGTTCCACATTATTTGTATCTCTCAAAGAAATTGATGAACTATTGAGGTCATTTTTTGCCATTACGCTGACTCTTGTTGTACCGTTGAAGTCTACTAAACTTAAAAATCCTGCTTGTTTTGATGTAGTTGCTCCCATCATTACTGTACTGTGGTTTCCATCTCTTAAAAGTGTTAAACTGCCACCACAATTATTTCCCGAACCTGATTCAACACCAATGCTAACATTCATATTTCCATAAATATCGCTAATTTCTGTCAACCCACCATAAGCATTGTTTGTAAATTCATTAACAATTATATTATTCATTTTTTGTTGGATAGAGCAACCAACGATAGTGCCACCCCCAATCATATTGCCCGATATAATTCCAGCTGTGATTTGACTTGCGTTTATTTCTAATGCAGTAATCATTGAACCCAATATATGCCCATCGGCGGTTATACCTACTGTATAGTCACCTGCATATCCTGTTGAACTATGCATGAATCCTGCTAAACACCACTTCCAACAATTTACAGCAGTCATTTTATCTGTTGTATCCATCACAGTTATTTCTGTGGGTTTGTTATCCGCATCAAGTGTGAAAACTACATTTCCACCTTGACTTCCATTCATTAGAGAAGTTGCATCTATAATTGCTTGTTCATATGCACTAGTAACTTGTACTATTTGTTGCTGAACTGCTTGAATTGAGTTATTTATTGCTGTTGAAATATTTGCTTGAAAACTTCCAAGTGTTATTAAATCTATTCTTCCTGTTATTATATTTTTAGTTATAGAGACGACCTTAGCCTTTAAGTTTAATAATAATTTACTATGCTTAATTGTAAGCGTGTCCCCAAGATACACCGTTTCTAATACGGAATAATTTTTGTATTCTTCTGTCTTACTAAGCTCTATCATAGAAATCACATAAGAAAATTGAGGAATATCGCATTTTGTAGTTAAAAAATAATTTTGTCCTGCTGTTCTTAATGATGCTATAGCCATTGCTTCTGTTATTCCATTAGTTGTATCAACACCTATATTATTAAAAGGAACTACTTTTATTTTAGGATGATAATAATTACCTATGTACTGTGAATCAATATAAATTTCTGGAAGCATCAAACCATTTGACCCTGTAACCAATGCCCTAGTGCAAATTCCACTATTATCTAATATTTCTTCGATTCCAGTGATGTCCTTTCCATAACTTATAACCACATTTCTGTCCTCGCCTCTCGCTGTCATCAAATACTTCAAAATTATTACGCACCAACTCGCCACCATATCCTGAAATTATGGAATTTGTTGCTCCCATAATGCAATCTACGGGGTTTCTTTGAATAAAACTTTGGTTTACCGAAGTATTAGAAATATCACTTAATGAAGTAAATGAATGTGAAAATTGAGTATGAGACAAAACTGTTTCCAATGCTCCTGCTCCATTTTGGTTATTAATTGTTACATTTTCAATCATATTGTCAATCAAATCATAAAATATATGGTGAGCAGTGATTCTCCTACTACTTAATGTTGTATCCTTATCCCAAATTCTAAATAATTGTCCGTCTGCTTTTATAATATTGTCTTCTATTAAATATTGAAACTTTCCTTGGTCGTCTACTGGATATTCAAGACTTAGCTCAAATTGACCGTTTAAGTCCTCTATAATTGAGCAAGTAATACACTCACTTAAAACGATTATTCCGTTATTTGTAAAATCTGTTTCTGTGCTTTCGTATACACTTATCATTAATTCTCCCTCCTATTCATAAAAATAAGAGTAGAGAAATTAATCTCTACTCTATAAACTTCTGAAATTTTTAGTTATTTCAATTTTTGTTATATTGCCTGTCCAACTAATATTATTACTACCAACATTTAGAACAGGAAAATCACCACTCATATTATTATTCTGTAGTGAAGCATCTTTATAACAATTTTGTAGCGGTGTATCAATAGTTACATAGTCAACTACATTTGTTAATGTTATTACTTGATTACCTATTGTTAGTGTGATGTTACCTTCACCATAAACTTTTAATACTGGCTCAGAAAAATATGTAAAACCATTATATACATTTGTAGTTTTTGTAATTGAAAGTAAAGTTGAATCACAAAAAAGGTCGTAACCAAAAGGCTGACAATCAAATATAATTGTAAAACTTTTATATTCTTTTACAAATTTAACATAATCTATTTCACTAATGATGGTAGCATAATATTTCTTTTCTGGTTCGTTTGAAAAGATAACCTCTCCTCCACCATCGAGCCATTGATTTAGAAATCCGATATCATCTAAATTTCTAATTGTACATGCTACTGATTTCAAAACTCCTCTATAACTTCCTAAATCTTGTGTTAAATATCCTGACCTACCGATTACTTCTATCTTTTGTATATCTCTCAAGGCTTTAAAACAAGAAGGTAGAGTATTAATAATCAAATAATCTGTACTTTTAACATTGTTAAATATAAAATATGGTTTCATTTTTAATAACTACCTCCCATTGCTGTAGCACCTTGTCTACGTTTATTTTCTAAAAGTTTACTTATTGGATTTACTACTACTCTTGCGATTTCTTTTCCATCAAGAGTTACTGGAACTATAATTGTTTGTGTTCCACCTTGATTACTTGATTGAGCACTTGCTAAAACTCCCTGAGCAACTTGTTTAGCAGTCTGCATTACTAATGCTTCACTTGCATCATGATTATAAATTTTACTAGCTTTTGGAAGATTATAAACTTCATAACCTTTCTCATGGAGCGTTGTTAATCCACCTTCATAATTATCAGTACCAGTTGCATGAGCACTAACAGTTGGTGACGTTGGTGTACCAGTCATAACACTAACGAATTTCTTTATACTTGGTGACCATCCATCCCACCATGATTGCAATTTATCCCATTTAGTAAGTATATCTCCAGTAGTTGTACTTACACTGTTGCCTATACTAGAATTCATGCTTGTAATCTTATTAACTACTCCACTTCGGAGTCCCTCTGCATGTGCAATAGATTGGTCTTTTTGTTTTTTTGCATCTGCTATAAGTTTATCTGCTTGTGAAGCTGTAATAGTGTGCGTTTCATCTCTTTGACGAATAAATTCTGCAACAGATTTGTTATATTGGTCATTAGCTGCTTGAACACTGCCGTCTCTCGCTTTATTAGCGTTATGAATTTCATCACTTGCTTGTTGAGCAGTAATATTTTTACCATAATCACTTAATCTTTGTAAGATTACCTTTGATTGAACCTCAGTTTCTGATAAATCTGTAACTGCATTAACTCTCATTTTATCTTGAATTGATTTTATTTGTTGCTCTTCATCTGTAGTTGTTTTTCTTTTATCATCACTAGCTTTTTTATAAATATCGGCTATTTGCTTAACATAGCCATCTTCTACTGCTTTTTTATTATCAGTATCAGTTTTCATTTTAGCTAATATCTTTGCTTCTTCATCTTTAGATAATACATTTCTCTTATCGAATGATGCTTTCATAGTACTATATTCGTCTTGATATCTTGTCTCTAATCCACCTTTTATCTTATCTGCCATACCTTGATATTGTGCAACTACTCCTGCTGAATTTTTAGCAGTTATAACGGTACTGTTATCATATAAATTATTTAAACTTGCTGTTGCCTTTTTATCTAACTCCATATAAGAGCCAACTGCTGCTTTAGTACCAGCTGAAATTTTAGTAACTACTTCTGTAAAAGAAGTTCCCATCATTCCATTAGAATCTGCTACTGCTTTACTTGAAGTTTTTGTTGAATCTGCAAATAAATCTACGGCTGGAGTTGCACTTTTAGTTAAAGCATTATGAATTGCAAATCCTGCTGCTACTAATAACCCAACACCAACTATTAAAGGTAAAAATGGTATTAATGCTGCACCTGCGGCTAATGCCATTGTTCCAAGTCCACCACTTGCTACTCCTGTAGCTACTCCTACACCTTCTGTAGCTCCTGCTGCTACTCCCATTGCTGTACTTGCAGTGCCTAATAAGAGTTTTATAGAACCAATTGCACTTGCAAATTTTCCAGCCGTTACTAAAAGTGGTCCGATTGCTGCTGCTACTAAAGCAATATCTACAATCAGTTTCTTATTACTGTCAGACATAGCAGAGAATCCTTTAATCATCTCAGTCAGTTTATCAATTATTGGTGTGAGTGTGGGTAATATATCTTGCCCAAATACTATACCAAGTGCTTTTGCACTATTTTTTAGTTCATTGAATTTGTTAACATCTGTGTTCTTCATGCTGTCAGCTAATTTCTTAACTTCGCCAGTGGCATTTCCTGCATTATCACTGAGTGTAGTTAAAGCAGGAGCACCGTTTTTAAGAAGTACTGTCCAACTTGCTAATGATTCTTTACCGAATACTGTTGCTATATCTGCCATTTTCTGTTGATTTGTAAACCCTTTTGTGCCTTGTTCTATGTTACTTAATATTTCAGGTAAAGTTTTCATGTTTCCATTAGCATCAAAGGCACTTAAACCCATATCTTTCATCGCTTTAGTCATTTTGGCGGTTGGTTTAGTAAGATTTACCAGTCCTGCTTTAAGCGAAGTAGCTGCGGTATTTGCATCAATACCATTACTTTGTAGCTTTCCTATTGCTGCCGCTACTTCCGTAAATGGAATTTTTAGTGCTGATGCTGTTGGTCCGACAATAGAAAATGCTTCACCTAATGAACTTACACTTGCTTTAGTATGATTTGCAATATAGGCAAAAGTATCTGCCATCTTAGTCATATTTGCAGTAGTTTGAGCCGCATTAGTAGTTTTCATTCCGTAGGCTTCTAGTGACGTACCTAATGTATTAACAGTTGTGGTTAAATCCTCATTCGAACCTCTTGCGGTATTAAGTGAAATACCCATAATGTCCATTGCTACTTTGCCATTGTAACCATCCTTAACGAGTGTTAATAAACTTGCATTTATATCATCTGTGCTTTGTCCAAATTGCTCACTCCATGCTATAGAGGATTTAGACATATTAGCCATTATATTATTTGTGTTAGACACACTCCCAGAAGTAGCATCAACTTCTTTTCTAATATCTGCCATTTCATGACTAAATACTGCTGCTGTTTTTATTGATGCTGTTGCTAATCCTACTACTGGAGCAGTAATTCCTATACTCAACGTCTTTCCAATTTTAGCAGCTTTATCTCCATAATCTTTCATTTTCTTTCCACTTGTAGTTAGAGTATTACCAAGTGTTGTCCAATGTGAATCCTGTATTAGTATTTGACTATCTGTAGTTCTTATTTGTCCTTCTAAAGTATTAGAAGCACGTTGAGCATTATTTTGTCTTATACTATTATTATCTAATGCTCTACTATTGTTGGCTATAATACTATTGCCATCATTATATTGTTTATTTAAATTTGTTATTTCAGATTGCAACGCTTTACTTTTTTCGCTATCTGCTCCTGTTGCAATAACACTTGCTTCATAAGCTCTTGTAGTTGCTGCTATTTTAGTAGATAATTTTTCTTGAGCAGTTACACTATCTGCTAGTTTACTTTTTGATTTTTCTACTGCGGTAGCATACATATCAGTTTTACTTTTAGCTAATTCAAGTTGTGTATTTAAACTAGCAGATTTTGCTCGTAACTTATCTGTAGCACTTCCAAACTCTCCAAGTCTACCACTAGCGGCAGTAAAAGAACTTTGTACAACACTCATTTGACGATTGATTGATGATATTTGTTGTTGAAAATTTTGACTCTCAAGTGCTAATTTTACTGATAATTGTAAATCTTCGCTCATGTTCTCCCTCCTTCCCTAAAACATTATATTATCTATAAATTCTTCTTTATCTTTTTCTGCTACTTCATCTAATCCATTTACCTTTTTATGTATATCATATAAAGCAAATAATTTTCGTGGATTAGACTTCCAAAATGTACTCTCTGATAAATTAAGTAAAGTACAATGACAATAATAAAACCAAGCCCAATCCCAACTTTCTGAACTGTCTTGGCTATCTAGTTTTTTCCTTCTACTTCCTCGTCTTCATCTTTTTCTTTTGGTTCTGGTAATGAAGCATGTAATAACTCAGTTATAAGCAACATATATTCATCTATTTTGAGTGCATTTATTAATTTTCCTACTTTAAAAGGTGTAAAGTGGTCTTCCTCATTTTCTATCATGCTATTAAGACCAGCACATATAAATTTTTTAAGGTCACCAGTTTTAATTTTTCCATTAAATTTTGAAAATGCTGTTCCTATATCACCATAAGTTTCCTCAAGTGATTCAAACGCATTAAAATCCATATTAATTTTATGATTTCCGTCTAATAATTCTATTAATTTTCCTGTATTTTTTATATCTGATGCTTTCATAATAATTCGCCCTCCTAATTAATAAAAAGATTTGTTAATAAACATAAAGTCTACTAACAAATCTTTTTTCATATTATTTTATTCTTATACTGCTGTTGGTTGATTAGGTACTGCTGTGTAGAAACCTGTTATAAATGTAGGGTCAATCAATGGTTCGTCTTCGTCTGCAATCAATCTGTATGCTCCGTCAAAATCTCGTGAATAAAATACTGCTGTAAGAGTTGCTGTTTGGTCAGCAAATTTATCAGCTTCACTTGCGAATGTATCATCACTAAGTGCGAATGAACCTTTGTATAACCATATAAAACGGCTTTTTCCGTTTGTTTTCTTGCTCTGAAATCCAAACGCCAAAACTGGTGGAACATCCTGCTTACTTTCCACTAATACACCCTTGACTACTTTAGCACCTTGTAATAGTGCTCTACTTGCTAAAGAAAATTGGTTAACTTCGATTGAAACATCTATAGAATCAAAGAAATCTACAACCTCTTCAACTGAATCCTCTGAATATAATTTTGTTTGTGTACTTTTTGGTTTAAGTGTTGCTTTGATTGCTTTCTCAAGTTTAACTGGAAGTGCATATGTAGTTGCTACTCCTTCTACATCAGTAAGTAATAAAGCTACATGTATATTTTTTAATCCGCATTGTCTGCTCATATCTTTTTACCATCCTTTATAATTGTTAGTATTTCTTTACCGTCTAATCCTAAAGACATAAAAATAACACCTTGGATTTTCCAAAGTGTTCATTGTAATAATTTTATTAAATCAATTCTTCTGAATAAAAGAATCTAAAGACATGATTATAATATTTTGTTTCTGTTTCATATAAATCGTGTTCTGATTGTCTTTTAAAATCAGCACTACTCATTAGCGTTTTAACTTGTGTTACAATATCTGTATTGTTTCCTTTTGTATAAATATTGAGTGCTATATAATGACCTGTAATATCTTCTTCATCTTCAGAAAATGAGTCTGCTTGTTGTAGATATTCACTAAATACAATATATGTAGTTTCTGTTCCTTCATATATAAGTAGCGAAATTGGAACGTTTATTGGACTAAGCGTATTAATTATAAATATTCATCATAATCCTAGCTCCAATTTTAATATTTCTTTTATTTTATCTCCTGCATCTTTTTTAGTTTTAGCAAATGCTCTACTCATAAATGGATTACTAGCTTGTCCTGACCTTCCTAATTCTGCAAATGTATAATAAAAATGTTTTTTATCGGGTCTAACTTCTACATATTTAACTCCAGCTTTAGTTTTAACACCAGAAACTTCAATACTTTTAGCCATTTCACCAGTTAGTTTTGGTGCTTCTGCTTCCATTTCTGCTGCTATTATATCCCCACCAGCTTTTAATGCAGTCTTTGTGATTTGATTAGCTACTTTTGTGCTCATTTCTGTTAATTTATTTAGTAATGCATCCATACCAGTTAATTGAATTTCAGCCATCTAAACAATCACCTGCCCTAATAATTCAATAAATTCATGACTCATATTATAATCATTAATAAAAGTAATATCATAAAGATTAAGATTATATCTTATCTTCAAATCTGTAGTAAAAGTTTTATCGCTTCTATATCTAATTAAAAATTTAGTAATAACTTTATTGAAGTCTCCACCAGCCTTGAATGTTTCTGTGCCACTCATATTGCTAACTTTTGCCCAACATGGACAATATTCTACTTCACTATCCGATATAAATCCACTTGCATCAGTCGTTTTGGTTATAGTAACAATGGATATTTTTCTATTTAATTCTCCTGTTCCAACGTTCATATCCATTATATAATCACCACTGGAATTTGATTATATCTTAAAGAATTAATGATACATTGTATCGAGAAATCAATCTTAGCAGTTCGCAAATTAACAAAAGTCTCTCTATTTGAATACCAGTGATTTGCTAACAATCTAACTACTAATGTATATAAATCATTTGTATAATCTTTAGTTATTCCAGTATTAGTTAAATAAATTTCTGCTCCTAACTGTAAACTACTTATTAATGTATCTTCGTCTGTTCCATCTACACGTAAATATAATTTCAATTCATTTAAGTCCATTTAATAATCCCCCTTCAATTTAATGAAGGGCATGATGCCCTCCCACATTATTTTGTTGCTCCTAATGATTTCAAAAGTGCTGTTAATGAAGCTATTGCTACTAAAGCGGTTGCTAAATCTGTTGGATTAACAATTGCTTCTGCTTGTACTCCATCAATAGTAATTTTTCCACCAGCAACAACCTTAAGTTCTCCACCGACAACAAATCTGTCTCCACCCATGTCTTCATAATTTTTTGTTATATACATATAATTCACTCCTTTCGTAATAATAAGAAAAGGGTTTTTACACCCTAATTATTTTCTAAACTATTGTAATTTGACCGTAGATTACTGCATCTGTATCAGCAAGTTGGATATCATCACGTACGATTGCTCTTATGTCAGTTCTGTTATTTTGGAAGCTAGTACCACCAAACTGTGTAGCTAAAACGGACATTTGTCGTCTATCAAATATAGTACAGAATTCTCTTAAATCTCCCATGAATATTGGTGCTTTTGTTGCTACTGTTGGAAGTTGTTTGTTAGTTATTACTACAACTGTTTTACCTTCAAGAGTTTTAACACCAGGCATAGAAACATCATTCTGTAAAACGTATTCTCCATCGCCATCTTTTAAACTATCAAGGTAGTTAAATCCATCTTGATTAGTTACTACAATAGCACCAGCACTAAGTAATGGGTCTAAAGTTACATTTATTGCTTTCTTAATGTCGTCAAATCCTGCAACTGCAACTGGTGTAAGAGTTTTAAGTTTAGCTACTATCATAGCGTTTCTAGTTGCAATAGATTTTCTAAGTAACCATTTTTCAAGATAAGCCATAAGATTTTGGTCTGAGTCATTCATTAAATTGTTTGGAACTGGCAAAATACCGCCTTTGTCTGTGATACTGTAAGGAATATTGATGAATTGAGGTGTAGTTGTAGTAGGAACGTCTGTACCTTCTGCAAAAGTTGTAAATGGTACTATATCAGCATATTTCTCAATTACTCTTGACCCAGTTAAAGTTGAAACCATTTCCACGTTGATATAGTTTTCAAGTATTGGAAGGTCACGCTTTAGCTCAATTATTCTTGTTTGAATATCTTGAGGGATTATGTATCCACCGTCTCCACCTGCTGTTGAAGATAACGCCATCTTTGATTCTAATAATGAAGCTTCTACCTCAGTTAATTTTTTGTTCTTAAAAGCTTTGAAGAATACATCTTTATATTCCATCTTAGCTACTTTAGCTTTTGGAAGTTCTGTTGGAATTTCTATAGAAGCTTGTGCATCTATTTCAGTTTGTAAATCAGCCTTTTTCTGTAAATTTCTAACCTCAGTCATTGCTACCTCTGCTTCTACCATTTTGTTTTCTACCAATAAAGCCTTCACCATTTCCTTCTTACCATTTAATGCCTCAAACACGATTCTTAATTCTTTTGTCATAATAATAATCACTCCTTCGATTTTATTTTTTATATTTTTATAGTTGTAATTCGATTTGTAATTTTTGTTTTAATAATTTGTATTGTTCTTCAATCTCTGCGTTAACTTTAGGCTCAATTTTATTTTGAACCTTAGTTATTAATTCTTTTGGTGTATTTTTGTATTGTTTCAATGTTTCAGAATCAGAAATACTTGCTGCTACTGATTTTTCATCATCAATAGAATCACATAAACCTAAATCTAGGCATTCTTGTGCTGTTAACCAAGTTTCTGCATCTAATAAAGCTACTAAATCTTCTGATTTCATATTGGTTGCTTTAGATAGATATGATTGCTGTAAACTTAATCCAATTTTATCTAAATCATCAGCCATTTTTCTAAAGTCTTTGCTGCTCCCTTGAGCACAACACCATGCATTATGTATCATCATCATGCTATTAGAAGGCATAATTATGTTATCTCCAGCCATAGCTACAACACTTGCTATACTTGCAGCTAAACCATCAATATGAACATTAATAGTAGCTTTATTTCTTTTGAGCATAGAATAAATTGCTTGACCAGCGAATACATCACCGCCCGGAGAATTTATATATACATTTAGTACACTTATATCTCCAAGTGCATCCAACTCACTCTTAAATCCTGTTGGTGTAACCTCTGTACCATCACTAAACATACTTTCAGTGCTACAAATTTCACCATATATATTTAACTCGCCTTCATTATTTGCTAGTGCTTTAAATTCATAAATTTTTTTATTTTTCAATCCTACATCCTCCTTCCGTAACAGATTTTTTGGCTAAATCAAACCTTAAAAGGATTCCAAATTTAGCCATAACGCAAAAATAACACCTATTAAGGTGCTACTGGTTTTGTATTACTTGATGTTTTAGACTTGTTCATTTGGTATTCATCAACCATAGTTGCACTAACATGATTTAAATCAACTCTGTACTTATTGCCTTCGTCTCCAATACTATCCATATCTTCTTTTTCTCTTACTTCATTTATGTTAAATGCTCCAATTCCTGTCATAGTTTGATAATATAGTGACCTTCCTGCTGAATCTGCTCTCATAGCTGAATCTAAATCAAATTTAATATAATGTCCTCTATCTCGTGGAGTTACAAATAATTTATAAGAAAATTCTTCTTCCCAACTAATGACATTTGGTTGAACACAATCTGATATAAAACTCATGTTTTGTTGTTCTATATTACTAAAAGTTGAGGCTGATAACTCTCCAATCATATGAGGTGGTACTGAAAATATTGTACAAATCTCAGTTTTATTAAATTTATTAGTAGCTATAAATTCTGCATCGGCTAAAGGCATTGCTGTGCTTTGATAAGTCATACCTGCATCAACAATCGCTACTCCGCCTGCATTACCAACTCCACCATTTGCTTTTTGCCATTCATCTCTTAATATTTGTTTTGCTGGTGCTCCTAGCGCTGAATCAGCTGTAAGAATACCTTTTGTACTAGTACCATTTTGATAAAATCCACCTATGAATTTACTAGTTGCTTGCATTACTCCTAAAGTTTCTCTGGCAACCTGTATCGGTGATTTACCTTTAACTCCATTAAGACTTAATAAAGGTAATTTAATTACTTCACTTTCTTGTAATCTTAAAGTTTGATTCTTAAAAGTAGTGATATAAGTATATAAACCTGTTTCAATATCCAAATAACTTGAAGTTCCATCTGGTGGTAGCAACCATAAAGCCTTTACTCCTTTCCTATCAGACTCTATGTAAATGTAGGCTGTGCCCCAAAGATTTTGATGAACACTAATCGTATGTTTAAAGTTAAAAGGTGTAGTAAATTCATTGGGTCTTGTCTCTAAGAGATAAGCAATTTGATGTGTTTTATCTCTTTCTCTACCACTTGACGTTGTCTTAAATACTTGCATTGGTAATTTTGCTATTGCATTTGCTTTTATATTAATGCAAGCATAAATCGTTGGTATATTAAGACTTGTTATACTTGTTACAGTTTCACCACTACCTGTAATGGTATTTCCTGTAAATAGATTTACAAACCAATCTGCTGGGTTTATCAAATCACTCGCATCATTCTTTACGTTAAATAATTTATCAAATATCAATCTCGCATCCTCCTTCCGTATAAAATTTATGACCATACAAGACTTTATAGCTCCTTATATGGTCATTTTTTCTTTGTTTTTTTAGCCATAACTGTTCCTAGAAATAATAATATAATTCCTAAGATATACATTCCTGCAACATAACTTAACATAAATGTTGCTTCTATTATTAAAGTTAAACCCATTAATATACAGGCATCATCAATAAACGAAACCATAACTTTAAAAATATTTAATATTAATTTCATCTTATCCCTCCTAAAAACTAAATCCTTCTTCTAATATATGTTGATTTAAATCTACTATAATTTCTGTGCTTATTCCTCTAACATGAGCATTAAGCAATGAAGCTATAGGGTCAATTCTTTGTGTTGCTTTGCCTTTATCTAACATGATATTTCCATTATGGTCTTCTCTAGTTACTGCATTACCAACAGCCCAAGTTAATACAGGGTTATTATCATGGATTACATTTCCTTGATAAACTTTAACTCTAAAATCTTTTGTAGGCTCTCCAAGTGTTGGTATTCCCTGAGGAATATCGATTGGAATATATTCTCTTTGCTCTAATTCGTACCTTAACCAAGTTGCTAAATATCTATCATAACAAGCTTCACCTTTAGTCCAATTGTGTTTTTTATAAGTCTCATCTATATATTGAAGTACATAATTATAATCAACTGAAGCTCCTGGGGTCATTGTTATCCATCCATCACGAACCCAAAGGTCATATGGAACTTTATCAGTCTGCATTTTAGCAGTTAGCGTGTCCTCAGGTATAAAACTATGTGATAATACCGCTTTTTTCCCAGTAGGTAAATCAATTTCAAATGATACACTAGTTAAATCCAGTACTGCTGACAAATCTATTCCGTTTCTAACAAGTAATCCACTGACATTTGGGAAAGGATTATCCTCACTAGCACCACAATTAGTCCATTTTTCCATATTCATGTATCCATTTTCCGACTGTTGAACCCAAATATTAAGATTCTTTGTCATGAAATCAGTCATTTTTTCTGGAATATCTCGAGCAATCTTATAATCATCTTTCATAGAGTTGATTCCAACATCATAAGTCATAACGACTGGGTTAGCTTTCTTCCAATTTTCCTCATCATTTATCTTATCTTCTTTGTCTAATTCCATAATATTTACAAAATATGTATCATTATTCATAGATTCATTTAAAATGTTTGAGCAATATTTATATTCTTGTGTATAACAGGGAAATGAAAGATTCCTACCAGCAGTTGTAATTATCATAAGAAGTGGTTCAGGTCTTGCCTTCATACCTGTGACCATAACACTATACATTTCATCAGTAGGATGATCCTTATATTCATCTATACAGGCATAGCTAGGATTAGTTCCATCTCCATTTTTGCCTTCTTCCTTAGAAACTGGAACTAATACACTATCAGACTTTACATGTTTAATTGAATCCCTTGCTATTTTAAATTTACTCTTTAATGGACTGTTTTTGAGCATTAGTTTTGCTTCACTAAAGACAATTCTACTTTGTTTCATTTTAGTTCCAAGACAGAAACATTCTGCTGCATTTACTCCAAATGCACTGAGTTCATATAGTGCAACTCCACCCATCATTTGTGACTTAGCATTCTTTCTAGCAACTTCAATAAACGCTTTTTTAAATCTTCTATAGCCTGTGTCAACATGATACCAACCATAAATATTACATATACAAAACTTTTGCCATGTAGTTAATATTATAGGTTGCTTTTCTAATACACCCTTACTATGTCTTAATAAAGCAAACCACTCCACAATCTTTAATGCATTATCTTCTATCCATTCGTATGGAAATTCTTTAGTATTCTGATTTTTTACATCTCTTATAAATCTTTTACAAGCTTGAATATCTTTAATACAAGCAATTTCTTTTCCTGTAATTCTATCGTTACAATAACCTGTAAGTTCTTCTAAAATTGTCATTATAAATTACCAAATCTATCTGCAACTGGGTCTTCCTTTTTAGATTCTGCCTTAGGTATATTTTTAACTTTTGCTAATGGATTTAAGAATAATCTATCTTCCATTTTTATAAGCATATCCATTTTCTTATTTATCTGAGAATCTATTTTTAACAATGGTTCTAGTTTTAAAAGTTTAGTTATACTTTCTGCAAAATCTTCAGGTAATATATCTTCATATTTCTCCCAGTTTATTTCAGCATTATCTAATTTAGTACGTGTCTCTAGTAAATTTATGTATTCGCTATGAGATTGACAAT